CAGCAGGCCGTGCCAGAACTGTGCCGCGTGGGGGTGGGTGAGCAGGATCTCCTCGGGTGTGGTGGCGCCCGCCGGGTTCGCCACCCATTCCAGGACGTGTCCAAGGGTGAGGTGAAAGTGGGTCAGCGTGAAGGTTTGTGACCGACTCGGCATTGACAGATGCCAGTGGCGAGACCTATGGTCTTCCTGCCCTAGGGCTCAAATAACAATATCAACTGGTTATTGAGACCTAGGAGGGGCTAACCGAAAGGTAAGCCCGATGAATCGCTTGATTGAAATGCTGACCGACGAACTCAAAAGTCTCGTTGGTTGGGGCGCAACACCAAAAGCCCTCGTCTGTCGGCCGGTCCTGCGTTCGCTGTTCGATGTTGATGACCTATCCCCCGCCGGCGCCGGCAACCAGATGCGCCGTGAGTTGGACCAGCGCATCAATCTGGTAACCGGTATCCACGTCATCGATCGCATGCAAGTACCTCATCGCAAGATCATCCCCGCCCTCAGAGTGTCATTGGCACTGACGGCCCGCGACAGCGCCTTCAAGCGCCGACCACAAGCAATGGCTGCACTGGGCTACTACGGGTCAGTCGAGACTTGGCGCCGGGAATTCGGGCCAGAGCGTGAGCTGATGCACGTTCTGGCTGAACACTTGCTCGACCTGCATCAGGCCAGCCAAGACGCCGAACTAACCGCCTAACCTCTACCAAACCAGCACCACAAAGTAGGCCGTCTCTCTTCGGAGGGGCGGCCTACTTTTGTGTTGTCGGCGTATCTATCGCCGTAGACATCGACCAAGGAGGCTGAGATGGATGGACGAGTTCTTCTTTCCGGACACTGCACGCAACCCCCGCCAGACCGCATGGGACGACCTCATGCAGCAGATTGCCCAGAGACGATTAAGGGAGGGCGATCATGACGATGCAGCCTTACCGGCCGAATCTGCCGGACTCATTGACGAGGAACCAGCGGACAGACCTGAGTTTCGTCTCTGAGTTCGAGGACTACTACCAGAAGTTCGACAGTGCCATGAAGGCCCTGCGGCTTGGCAACGCCTACAAGCTCCGTCTGATGCAACTTGAGATGCACGTCAGCCTGGGCAACGACATTCGCCGGACCATTTACGAGTGTGACAACCCCATCGTGGCCCAGGCGCTTCGTGAGTCGTTCGAAGCATGGATCTACCAGAGCAACACCATCCTCGGAGGTCAGTGATGCCGTACGCAGCCGTGCTTGTAGTGATTCTCGCTTTCATGTCAGTCATGCAGTCCAACCCGCAGTTGTGGTGGTGGTTCTTCGGATCTATTGCATTGCTATTTCTCTGGCTCTACCTGGACTCCAAATGGGAGAAATACCAACTGCGCCGCACCTACGAACGAGAACTGACTCAGCGGATTCACGATGAGCAAGTGCGGATGGCACTCGCGGAGCAAGCGCTCAAGAATGCCTACACGCAGAGCCAGGTACGCATTAGCAACATGAAACGCAAGCGTTTATAACAGATGTATGAGCGCTCTTCTGTGGTTCGTAATCTTTGTCACCGGGGCGGCCAGTGCAGAACTCTGCTACTGGCAGCTTCGACGTTACCACCAGGACAGGATTGACATGGGACATACGACGTATGAGCTAACTTTCCCTCGTGACTTTGAACTGGACCGGGCTGCTCGAATCTTCACAGCACTAGGTGGCTTGTACAAACGTCCCACCAAGCACGGAGAGCCATGGGGGCGGCCAACCATCGTCTTTGAGGTACTGGGACTAGCGGACGGCTTACATCACCTCATAAGCTTCCCGGCCTCGTTGGAGCACTCAGTGCGGGGCCATCTGCAATCGGTGGTGCCAAGTATCGGGATGAACGAAATCGTCAATCAGGATCGGCCATGGAGTCTAGGAGTCGAGTTGCGACGCCATGCTGCCAACACCATTGAAGCCGATCCGAAGCTGGTGGCGGTTTTGCTATCAAGTATGAGGGAGTTGTCACCCGGTGAGGCTGTCATGCTTCAGTTCGTCATCACGCCGACTGGTGCTGGCCTCATGGGAGAAGTAGCCGATCCGTTTTGGATGGTTGGACGCTTGGCCGCTCGCAGTAGTAACGCCATCCGTTCCCGGCAACTCATCGAGCGCACGCTTATTGCTTACCGCAGTCTGCACGTCTTTGGGTTTGCTCGCATACCTCAGCGTCGCCTAAGTGCTGCCATGAACTACCGCGCTCCCATTGCCCGCTGGAGTGGTTCATTATCGGCTGTCTCGCTAGCTGTCGTATGTGGCTTCCCTATTGGTGACACCGAAATGCCAGGACTCATCAGGGGCGCCGGTCGTAAGCTAGTCGCTGCTCCCACCATTCCGACTACCGGCATCGTGATTGGTACGAGCACCTATCCGGGCGCACTGCGGCGGATTGCCATCGACCCGCAAAGTCTCATGCAGCACGAGTGGCTACTTGGTGGCACAGGCGCCGGTAAGTCGACGCTGTTGCACAACCAAGCGGCTCAAATCATGGAGCAAGGCCACGGCCTCATCCTTATCGAACCTAAGGGCGACCTAGCCCGTGACGTACTCGGAAGCGTTCCACACGACCGGATCCAGGACGTCATCTGGTTCGATCCCACTGATACCGCTCGGCCTGTTGGCTTCAACGTCTTGTCTGGTAGCGACCCGGAACGTACCGCGAGCCACATCACCAGCCTGATGCAAGACCTGTACAGCGACTCTTGGGGGCCGCGTCTGGCCTCCATCCTGCGTTACTCGGTACTGACAGCCGCACAAGCGGGCCTGACCCTGTATGACGTCAAGCAATTACTGGTCAATCCCGACTTCCGCCGCCGTATCCTCCGAGCCAACCATGACCAGGAGGTGAGGTTATTCTGGCAACGACTCGATACTGGGCCGGACAACCAACTTGATTCAGTTATTAACAAACTGGATGCGTTCGTGGGCTTCTCCGCTATCCGTAACATCGTGGGACAGACGGACGGGCTGGATATGGTCGACGTGGTGACCAACAACCGCATCTTGCTCGTGTCATTGCCCACGGCCTCTTTAGGTGCTGCCAATGCCGCAATGCTTGGTTCGTTACTCGTGGCGCAACTCTGGCAGCACATACGGCTCCGACCAGAGCGCCGGCCGACCTACCTCATGATGGACGAGTTCCAAAACTTCCTGCGGCTGTCCGTAGCCATGGAGGACGCCTTCGCTGAAGCCCGCTCCTACAACCTCGGCCTGATAGTGGCCAACCAACACACTGGCCAGTTGTCCCCCGCAGTCCTCGCCGCCCTCAAGGCCAATGCCAGAACCAAGATTGCCTTTGGCCTCGGTAGCCAGGACGCGGTGAAGATGAGTGCTGACTTTGCGCCGCTTAGTGCCGGTGACTTGCAGGGCTTGGCTCAGTACGAGATAGCCGCCAGTCTCATGACACCTACCGGGCTTGCCCCGACTGCAACCGCCAGGACCTTGTCAGCTCCTCACGCAACGGGTGTTGGCTGGCTAGCTCGTGAAGCGTCCAGAGCCTTGTACGGACGTCCTGTAGCTCAAGTGGAAGCCGAGTTCGCAGAACGGTTCAAGAGCGTTGACACGGAGCGAGAACGTCCCACGATCGGTCGCAGGACGAGGACATCATGAGCCTGCTTGTCGCCGTATACGCCGGAGTAGGTGTCGGAGTACGGCAATCCGGGCGTATGGGCAGGTCAAACGGGGTGCGCTCACGCTGGCTGTCTCTCCGTCTTCATCCTTTTCATCCATCCATCCCATCCGGTGGCCTCACGTGACCCGCCTATCCCTGCGGGACCAAGCCATAATCAAGGACGTTAACCGCTTTCGACAGATGACCAGTGGCCAGATTGAACGGCTGTACTTCCGTGACGGCAGCCCCAAGACCTCCAGTGCCAAGATGTGCCGCACCATGAAGCGGCTGTACGGCTGGGGGCTAGTTGGGCGCATCAACCGCGCTGTTGGCGGCTGGAGCGGTGGTAGTGACGGCTTCACCTACACGCCGGTATCGAGCAAGGCCAGAGCCAGTGACGCACACACCCTCGACATCGCAGAGTTGTACGTTGGATTGGTCGGGGCCGGATGTAAGTTGCTGGCCTTCGAGCCGGAAGCTTGGGCACAGTTACGAATCGGTCAAGTAGAACTCAAGCCGGACGCCTATGTGGAACTGGCCAAGGGCGAGTACGTTGACCCATATTTCGCGGAAGTAGATCGGGGTACTGAGTTTGCTAGTCAGCTGTCAAGCAAGATGCGCCGCTATACCCAGGCTTTCAACAGGTGGGATGTGGACAAGCACGGTCCAAGCTTCCCCGTAGTGCTGTGGATCGTCCCTGATGAGGCACGGGCACGGTTCATGCACCGGGTAGTCATCCGGCAAGAGGTGCCGGCCCTCTTTGAGATTGTGACCATGGATAAGGCCGTAGCGTTCCTGACGGCAGCTTAGAACGCAAAGAAGACCCGCCTGGAGGGGTAGGTCTTCGTGCTAAATGAGTTTGGAGGTTGGGACTCCAGAATGCTTGGTACGAGGCGGTCGGCTTGCCTATGTCTCAAGATTAAAGCGCTAGCGTCTCGATTGCAATGCTCAACTATCTCAGCCAGTAGCCTAGAACGACGCCAACCCAAGCCCCGGCGATAGTTTGGTCGTTTGTGTTTCCCCCACGCATGAAATAGATACCAGCGCCCAAGGCAAACAAGGAAACAATAATCTGCATGAACCTCATGTAGGGTGGGTCTTTCCTCCCTTTTTTTGACTTAGGTGTCTTTCTAGTGGACTTACCGTCCTTGGTCGGACTCGCCATGGGAGGCGGATACGTTGATTCGGCCTCTTTGGTACGCAACTCATCGAAAACACTCCAAGGACGGTCAGTTTTGATTTCGGGCGGGGCAGGTGGGGGCGCGGCAGGTGGGGGCTTACTAAGGCCGGGGTAGGGAGTGGAGCGTCCCGATTTGAACCAGTCATTGAGTGCGTGGATAGTTCCAGCAAGCTGAGTACCAACAACAGGTTCTACCATTACGGCTCCCAGGAGTAAGGGGATGACCCGGCCATGCTACACCCCGACCGGATGTAAATGCGGCTAAGCGGTTGTGTTTCTCTTGCAAACGTTAGGACTATGGAGCATATTGGATACACGCTTCAACTTATATCAAAAAAGGGATCAATTCTCGAAGCATAGAGGGACTACTACTTGTAATCTCAGCTGGTTTTGCTATGCTGGAATAGATATAAGTTGAACCCCCTCGCCAGAAACGGTTGAGGGGATTTCTCTTTTTAACCATCAGTCAAGCCCATTGACAGGTTCATGCGAAGAGAGTGCCGGAATAGTAGACGGTTCGCTGGTGGTGAAGGGTGCCTTAACTCCCCTTACTGTGGCGAGATCCACCATGCGGGGTTGACTAGACGAGTAACAGCTTTATCAGCCAGGGGCTAGCGGCAAACGACCCACTCGGCAAATCCCCGCCTCTCTTCGCACGAGCCTATCAGTGGCCCGACGTGTAGGAACCCCACCTCTAGGGCAAGTGCGGCACGTAAAAGAACGCACAGACAGGTTAGAGGCCAACGACAACCCGAGCGCTACGCCGGGCAGGATTAACACACTAAGCATTGGTTATTACTTACTCAGGACCAGCAACTTTTGCTGGAGGGACCCAAGACACTGGAACCACAACAAGGACTTCACCCTGCCCGGATAGTGCGAGGGGAAGAGGAAGGAACCCCGGAGCCGGAAGGCTTTGAAAGGGAGCGTAGCCGATTCTAATCGTCGCAAAACTGTGGATAAGTTCCCCTAAATAATCTACTTGCAGTATAACCATCATACGCTTATGCTAAAGATACTAAATAAAGGCACTTGCAAATGAACATTAAGATTCGTCCCAAATACTTCGTCAGTCGTCACCCGCATATCGAACAGGCAGCGGCACGCAAGCACCTCATATCAAACCTGGTCGTCTACGGTTTCCTGCTGGTACTCCTGGGCCTCATCTGGATTCCCATGGTCATAGTCTTCGTGGGGCAGCTATGAGCGACGAACTCAACGCAATCCCTATGGATGACGCCTTAGTCAGCGAGGACGTCGTATACGGCAACCAGGACATCAACGACCTGATCACGAGCTTCGAGACTGTGATGGACCTCAAAATGCCACGGGCTCAGTTCCAGCGCCGGGCAGCGAAGACGCTGCTCCAGCGCTATGGCCTGGACCGATGCCGCGCAGCCATCTCCTACGTTGCCGCTACCCGTGACCACGAGTACGTCCCTCAGGTGATGAGCCTGGAAGACCTGCGTGACAAGTGGAACCGGCTGGAGCAGTACGGGCGTAAGCACCTGCTCATGAATAACGAGGCCGATGCCATCAAGCGCATGGTCGGGGGCAAGTAGATGGAAGCACTAACCGTCACCCTCGAAACAGCTAAGAAGCTCAAGGCGGCAGGGTTTGAGCAAGAAACACTATGGTTCTGGCAAGAAAGCTACAGCATTAGCGTACTAGAGCCGGCCCATGAAGATTACGGCAACCCTGATGTTGTGCAGCGTGAAGTTAACCGAAATGGCTGGCGAGTTGTTCGAGACAGTAGGCACGAGGTCGGGATACCAGAAGTCGTCTTTAACTGGTGGTGGCGAGAAGTTCATGAAATCAAACTAGCGCAGATTGCCGCCCCCACCGCCCAAGAGGTGGCCGACCAGTTGCCACCTCAAACCATGTTGATGTACTCAAACTTGAGTCTGCGCAAGCGCTCCGGATTTGGAGGGTATGAGGCCATGTGGAACCGCAATGGTGTGGGCGTCTATGGGAATGCCAACACTATGGCCAACGCCTTGGCTCTGCTATGGCTGAAGTTGCAGGAGGCTAACTAATGGCCTACTGGTGGAACGCATTCAAGTTCGGTGGCGACGTCATCCGCCTCACGCCCGCCGAGGCTGAGCAAGTCATGACAGCCAAGCTCAAAGGCGGCTCAGTGTCCGTACCGCGCCTCAAGAGCATGATCGATACCAAAGGCATCAGCGAGGTCGAGCAGTCCGACGAAGAGATCCGACAGGAGCAGCAGTACATCGGGAGCGGTGATACTCCTACTAGCAAGCGCGAGCTGCCCATCGGTTACCCGAAGTCCGCTGCCTGCCGTTACGTGAAGCGCCTCGTCCCCTTCCGGACCTGGGAGCGCAAGTTCGCGGCAGCACCTGGCTACCACCTACTCCACTCGGATGACGAGTCCGGCGACGTGTGGATGGCCTATACCCGCATCGTCACGCCAAGCGAACTAGATCCTGCCAACCTGCCATCCGGCCTGAAGCCGCTTGAAGTATGGGAGGAGAACCTGCTGAACCAAAAGCTCGGAGTCCGTAATTAAGTAAACAAGGAACCCAACAGATGGGAATGTATGACAACGCAAGCAAACGAGTAAGTAACAGTAAGTTCGTTGAGTTCGAGGCAGGCAAGCAGGTTCGCCTGCGTCTCCTGGACCACCCGCACGTATCAACCAAGCAGTTCCAAGAGGGCGGCGACATCAAGACCCAGTTCGCCTGGCCGGTGTGGAACTACGACCTCGACAAGCAGCAGATCCTCCAGAAGGGCTCCGGCATCTTCAAGCGCATCGGGGCGATTGTCAGCGCCTGGGGCGAGGACATGCCGATGAAGTGCGACCTGATGATCACCTCCACAGGCTCCGGACTGACTACCAAGTACGACATCACGCCCGTACCTCATGCAGGCACCATGCCGCTGATCCCCAAAGCCGAGAAGCTGGACCTATCCGTCGAACTGACAGGCTCGATCCCATTGTCCGAGTTCTCAGACGGCAAGGACCCGGCAGTACAGGGACCGGAGTCGACCAAGAGTCCAACCCTGGCCGCGCTCGAAGCCGGTGACACCGTGCCCACCGACATCCCAGACGGCGACATCAACCTTGATGACATCCCGTTCTAATGGCGTACGGACCTACCAAGTCACAAGCACGACCGTTTAACGCGTCCGGCAACCCGCGACCGAATGCGTGCGGCGATAGCGCCGCAGTCCGTGAGTTACAGGCACTGTGGGCTCTCCTTGAGCCCCTGCCTGCTACGGAAGACATCCAGAAGGTAAAACGCTATGTCGCCAAGCGCCTAAGGGCTCACCGGGGTGAATAGCGGGCCTAAGCAAATTAACCAAGAAGAGAGGTGATAGATGGACGGTACATTAAAGGGCGGCAAATTAGCCGCTGCAACGAACAAGGCGCGGTACGGGAAAGATCACTACGAGAAAATTGGCCGCAAGGGTGGCAAGATATCCCGGGGCGGCGGTTTCGCGGCCAGTCATGAGCTAGCAGTAGAGGCTGGACGCAAGGGAGGCATGGCCTCAAAGCGGGGGAAGACAGAATGACTGTTATTCGTCTGGTGGCAATAGTGACGTTCGTCGTCTCTACCATAGGGCTGTTTCTTTACCTCATCCTCGCTGCAGCCTTCATAGGTTCGGCCGCGGGGTTGTGGCTCGCGGGGTGGCGATGAGCAATAACCCAGTAACCAAATTGAAGGAGGATAAGACATGAATCAAGCACTAATGCGAATAGGACTAGAACAGTCGAGGTCGGGGTCGAGGTCGAGGTCGAGGTCGAGGTCGGGGTCGAGGTCGAGGTCGAGGTCGAGGTCGGGGTCGAGGTCGAGGTCGGGGTCGTGGTCGTGGTCGGGGTCGAGGTCGAGGTCGGGGTCGTGGTCGAGGTCGTGGTCGTATTAAACAACTTTAGGAGAACAGATATGAAGACACTTGAAATTTCAGACGAAAGCTATGAGCAGATCAAAACGTTACTACAGGCCGATGAGCTAGTGGACATATCCACCTTGGATGACTTAGTGGGCCAGAAGCTCTACATCCGCACGGTTACGTATCACACGGTTGGCAAAGTGACGAAGCGCATGGGAGCCTTCATCCAACTGTCTGATGCATCATGGATAGCTGACTCGGGCCGCTTCATGAACGCCATCAAGGACGGAACGCTCGATGAGGTCGAGCCAGTTGGCATAGCGTGGGTAAACCTAAGCTCAGTCGTGGACTTCTTCCCATGGAAGCACAAACTTCCTACCGAACAGAAGTAATATCAGGCATAGACAAGCCGCCCATCCCACAAGGGACCGGGCGGCTTTCGTGTGTCTGGGTCAGGCCACCTGCACGTCGGCGGTCTCCTCAGCCGTCCTACCTGGTAGCGCGAGCACCTCACCGAGCAGAACGTAGGTGTTCAGGAACAGGTACTCAGCCTCGCTGGCCGTGACGTCGTTGTGCACGCCCGTCGACACGCGCTCGTAGATGTGGTTAATCCCGCGCTTGAGACGGGTGGCACGGCTGCCGCTCTGAGCTATATCGTCTATGAACGCCTTGAGACGGTTGAGTCGATGCTCCTGGTCAAGCTTGATGATATTGCCTTGGCCATCCTTCCGAGTATCGGTAGTGGCGGGGAACGCCTGGTCAGCAAAGCCATCGATGAGCCGCCGGACGCTGTTCATAGCGCCGGAAATGGACTCAGTATCGCCAGCCTGGAGGTTGGCGTAGGCGGAATCAATCTGGCGTAAGGCTGTCTCGCCGAGTGGCACTAGGAGCTGGTCGATGCTGATCTTGGCCCGCTCGAACATCGTGTCCTGCCGGGTAGACAACTTCAACGAGTAGTAGGTTGAGGCCGCAAATTCATAAAGGCGTGCATTAACGGCTACGATTACACCGTTGCACTGCTTGATATGCGCCGTAACTGACTCCTGATTTCTCATTATCTCCTCACTTGCCAGGCGCGCGTAGTCGCCACCTAATGCAGGCAGCGTCATACTGGTCAACTGGCGCTCATATGTAAGGCGCTCTTGCTCTACCATGCCGGCCGCCGCATACATGTGGGCATCCTCCGTGCCTGCTCTGGTTGTGACTGACCAGAGTCTGGTGCTTTGAATAAGAGAAACGTTATTGGAATCGTCTAACGGCGTGTAGCCCACCGCTTCCCACTGAATCCATTGCATATTGGCCTCGTCTTTAACCAGCCGAGCCAACCGTCGAGCCTTGTTCACCCTCTGTCCGAGTCCCAGCCGACTGAGATCGATGTCGTCCAGCAAGTCCTTGGCGAGAGACAGGGCTTCGGTCTGCTCTTCCTGGTTCATGCATCCTCCATAGTGGGTGGATCTCAGGATGGCATGAGGGTCTGACAAGCCGCTCACACGTCAGAAGCCCCCGATGCCTAGCATCGGGGGCTTCTCAAACGAATAGTGTTAGTTACCAGCGCTCTTGAACGCCTCGACCACGGTCAACGAGATGCGCCCACGCTCGGACACCTCGACTCCGTTGGCCTCAGCCCAGCGGCGAACCGCCTTGGGGTCGAAGTCCCTGACGACGGTTGACTGCTTCTTGCGGCCACTAGTCCGTCGGGCGTGGTCGATGAACGGCTGGAGCGCTCCACGCAGCTTCTTAGCGTTCTTGTCGTTGACGTCGATGACGTAGGTGACGCCCTCAAGCCCAAACTCGACCGTCTCGCTCGCCTTGCCGCCATCGATGTCATCCTCAAGCGTCGTAATAGTCTTTTGCATAGGTAAGAGCCTAGCGGATATCTTCCAGCCCTCAACTGAAGGCTGCAGGCGAGTTGCATGAGCGGCCGTGCTGGGTGCGGTGGCCTGTCGGTGGGCACAGGTAGCCTCAGTCCAACCCGCCCGGACCATCGTCCAGGCCGCGAGAAAGGATATGTCAGATGAGACTGATCAAGTCCAAGCCACGTTATCGTTGTGATTTCTGTAGGCATGAAGGTACGGAGGCAAGAATGATAGCTCACGAAAAGGTATGTTGGCGCAATCCGAACCGCTTCTGCGCGCGGTGCCAGAACACGGGTAAGATCGTCGTGGACATGGATGAGTCTGGCCGAGACCTTACAGAAGACTGCGACTTCTGTTCGATGTTTGATGCCGCGATGCTGCCGCCGATTCAAGTAATTAGCTGACCTGAATTAGTAAAAGCCCCAACCTCGCAAGAGGCTGGGGCAATCGTTATGGCTGGTGTCAGGCAGCGGAGCGACCGCGCCGACCCTTGGGCTTGTCTGGGACATCAGTGTCGGGAACGTCCTCAGTTGAAGCGTCGGTGTCTTCGGCCGGTTCTTCATCTTCGGTGTCGGACTTGTCACCCGACTCGTCACCCTCCGATTCCGACTCGTCACCCGATTCGTCACTTGGTGCGGGTACGACGAGCGAGGCCAAATAACGGTCAATGATCCAACCGGGGACGCGGCCCTTGGGCGAGACGTCGATGTTGCTCTCAGCCGCCCAGGTGCGGACCAGAGCCTGGTCGACGGTGGCATGCCGGGAGTTGGTCCAGCGGGGAACCGGCGTGGTGTCGCGGGCCTTCTCGATGAAGAGCGCCAATGCCTCTTCCAGCTTGGCCAGGTTGGCCGGGGACAGCTCCATCTCGAAGGTGCGCTCATTGACGGAGAATTCGCAGGTGAGCGCTCCTTCCGACCCATCCAAATCATCGAGCAAGGTGACTTTGGTTGCCATGACGGTGCCTCTCTATTCATAGGTGCAATGGACCGTTCGGCCATTATTGGCACTATGAAGCTTTTACAAGAAGCTGTAAAGAGGTCACGCAAAACCATAACTTCATCATTAGATACAGAAAAGTCAAAAGGGTGTGGATAAGTGAGAGGGGGCATGGGTATCTACGGCACTAAATATCTTGGTCATGCCACAATGGCTTGACAACCGCAATAGCTAGGCTCGTAGGTCGTCCAATGCTGATTGTCAGTACCCGAATGCGACATGCATTGCAATGGGTGGATCAGGCGCTGATAATCTAAGCAATGACTGAGCTACCCAAACCAACACCCATCGTCTTCTGCGGCACCTGCATGGATGTAACAGTCCTGGAGCGTGACAAGCACGGCGTCTGGTGCTCCCAGTGCTTCAAGGCCCTCCACATGCTCTCTGAGCTCCGGGTGCCGCCTGTCACCGGGCACTAGTCCCCCCTCTCTGGCAGACTCCGTCTCATGGCGGACAACAAGCTCTACTACGGCGACAACCTGGACGTGCTGCGCGAGCACATGGCCGACGAGTCGGTTGACCTGGTGTACCTGGACCCGCCGTTCAACTCTTCACGTAACTACAACGTGCTCTTTGGTAAGCGCGACATCGCCGACGAGACGTCCGATGCGGCCCAGATGCAAGCTTTCACCGATACATGGGTCTGGACTCACACGACCGACGAGCAATATGCCGGGCTGATGTCGGGCGAGGTGCCTTCAAAGGTCGCGGACGCGCTCTCGGCCATGAGGATGCTCATCGGCGAGAACGATGCCATGGCCTACCTGGTTAACATGACCCCTCGGCTCGCCGAGCTACACAGGGTGTTAAAGCCAACGGGGTCGTTGTACTTGCACTGCGACCCGACGATGAGCCACTACCTCAAGATTATCCTGGATGCGATATTTGAACCCCATCACTTTCTAAGCGAAATTATCTGGAAGCGCACAAGTGCGCACAACCGGGTGACTAGATTTGGCCCAGTTCACGACGTCATTCTCAGCTACGCCAAGGGCGATAAATGGACTTGGAATCCACAGTACGTGGAGTATGACCAGGGTTACGTTGACCGGGACTACCGGAGGGTAGAAGAGGGGACTGGCCGGCGCTTCCGAATTTCAGACGTGACATCGAATCGACCTGGAAGCAGTTATGAGTGGAATGGCAAGCCGCCTCCTGGGGCGAGATTCTGGGCATACGCGGAAGACACGATGAAGCGTCTAGAGGCCGAAGGTCGCTTGGTCTACTCTTCCACCGGCTACCCTCAAGTGAAGAAGTACCTTGATGAGATGCCGGGTCAGATGGTCCAGGATGTATGGACGGACATTCAACCGATAAACAACCGGGCCGCCGAGAAACTCGGATATGAGACCCAAAAGCCACTCCAGTTGATGGAACGCATTGTTGCCGCCAGTAGCAACGAGGGCGACGTCGTGCTTGATCCATTCTGCGGTTGTGGTACGACCATCGACGCAGCTGTGAGTCTCAAGCGGAGGTGGGTAGGTATCGACGTCACGTACATTGCCGTTGACCTCATCGAGAAGCGGTTATTGCACAGTTATGGCGCAGCCATTGCGGGCACCTATGACGTGCTGGGTATCCCGCGCGACATGGGTGGAGCTCAAGCACTGTTCGAGCGTTCACCCTTTGAGTTCGAGCGCTGGGCGGTGTCACGCGTCCACGCACAACCCAATGAGAAGCAGGTCGGTGACAAGGGCATCGATGGCCGGGCCCGCTTCCCCACGGACGCCATTGGTGGGCAAGGCAAGGTGCTGGTCTCCGTCAAGGGCGGCAAGACCATCGGGCCACAGTTCGTCCGTGACTTGTTGGGAACTGTCGAGACGCAGCGGGCGCAGATGGGCGTACTCATCACTATGGCCGAGCCGACCAGGGGTATCCATGATGCGGCGAACCACTCTGGGACTTACACGCTGCCGGTCAACGGCCAGACCTTCCCCAAGATTCAAGTCATTACGGTAGCGGAGCTGCTGGCTGGCAAACGACCCGAGATGCCTCAGACGTTGCTGCCCTACATCGCGGCGACGAAGCGGGTAGCAGCTAAGCAGACTGACGGGCTGTTTTAGGGATTCAGAACACTCCCCCGGCAAGATCCTCTGCGTATATTTTCTACAACACTTGAGGGTAGGCATTATGGCTTGTTTAAGCCAAAAACGGGAAAACAGGTATACACCCCCGAGAGGGTAGGGGACTTTGCATCCTCCCGTGAGAGGGCGATACATGGGCAAAGAGGGGAGTGGCCCCTCACGTGTGATAGCGCTCCCCTATGACGTCTCTACTGGCGGGTCGACAGCGTAAACAAATCCGCGTTGGTCATCACTCGTGCCGCCGCGGTGAAATACTCCGTCCGATGCCATCCAAATAGACGCAGTTATCACTTCGCCCACATGAAGTTTATCAACTACCCAGCTTAGAGTCGGGGTCGTGCCCTCTGCTTCTGCCACGGTCCTGTAGGACGACGGTGAAGCCATCTGCACTACATCCAAGGTCCACAACAAGTTCCTCCCCTGCGGGTCCGTGCCCCTGCACGCAAAGGAAACGACGTCGCCTACCTTCAATCGCAGTTCTGTCTTGACCGATGCATTGAGGAGGCACTGGTTGCCGAAGGAGTCAACGACTGAGTCGATGACTGGGTAGTGCTTCATGTCAGGACCTCTTTGGCTTCGGTAGATCGCCATCATGTTCAATAGTTCCCCCACCATCCCAGACAACAGGTCACGCTCGAACGGAAGCAACGTGCGGCTGTGCATGGGCGCGTTGCGTAGGTTGTTGAGTCGTTCGATGTAGACCCTGGGATACTTTTGCTTGCCCAATGCTGGCGAGAATTCGGTCCAGTTATTGAGCAGAATCTCCCCAAGCTCGGTGAACTCCGTGTAATCGAGTAGGTTTGTACTGACGTTTGCCCCACGCCGCATGGTCCGTTCCGTGTGCAGCTTGCCCTCAAGCCGAGACACATCCACCTTGCTCTTGACAACCCACTGATCTCCCCATACCAAGCGGATGAGTTCCCGGAACGCAACTTCTAGGGCGTTGACGGCTTCGGTGGGCTCCATTGGCTTCTTTCGGGCAGATGGCTTTAGTGCGGCAGTCTACACCAACTAGAAAACCGCCCAAGGCACTTGCGATGCTGGGGCGGTTTATTGCTATTATACACGAGTTGGATTATAATTTGGGGCAATAAATAAGGCACTTGCATCATGAAGAAATTACCCATCATTATCGGCTCCGCCGTAGCTACGTCCCTTATCGTAGGCGTTGGACTAGTCGTCGCTTTTAGCCCGACTTCCACCGCAGCAGAGATTGATCTCCCCTACGTCAATACCCGCATCGATAACCTCGATGCTCGCCAAACCAATACTGAGAACGACATCAAGAGCCTCCAGGCGGCCACGAGCACTACACCGGCTCCAGAGCGTATCTACGTCCCAGTTGCTCCCACAGTGCAACAGGCTGCCGCTACGCCTGTCCCCACTGCCGTAGCAACACCAGCACCAACACCACTCCCCGTGCGCATCCTGACGGCTACCTGGCGCCCACAGCCGGACACAGACGGCAACGGTGGCACGACCTACTACTGCGACAACACCTACTCCGACGGTACGGCCGCCTCTGTCTACATGGGGCGTACTGGACGTGGTTCGAGCATGTACGTGAGTTGCCCTGTGGCGGTGGCAAACTAATGAGCAACCGCATGAGAAACCCGCGCAAGTATCCAAAGAGCTATGTCGGACACGAAATCAAACTGGACGCAAAACGTCGCGGGATAGGCAAGTACGCCACGGTAGCTCAAGTTAATTCGCGGATTGCCCAGGTTAATGCTCGCTACGCTAAGTTGAAACAACAGCGAGCATGAAGATACTCGTCGTGTGCGACCAAGGTAATAACCGCTCCGTAACCATTGCTCATCACCTCAAGTACTGGGGCCATGACGTCATTCCGGTTGGCATTCAGACCAACTCAGCGGACACGCTCGCCCTGCTCTGCGAATGGGCGGACCGCATTATTCTCACCGAATCAAAACAGGCAGTTGAGTTCGATCTTAATCCTTATCTTCACAAAGCCGAAGCCTGGGACGTTGGCCCAGACGTCTATCCACGCCCGTTCAACAAGCAATTGCTCCGCAAGGTCCGCACGCTTATGGAGAGCCACAAGGACGTGTACAAAGCCAGCTAACGGCTTTATTCTGGACAACGCTAACGTTTTCGTTCATGCTTGAAGCAATAAGCGGGAACCTTCCAATGGCAGGCCGTACACAACCTGAGATAATCAAAATCCCCAGACGCATGGGTAGACCGACAAAGTACACAGATAAGTTGGCAGACAAGATCTGTGCTCAGTTGGCCTCTGGTGACTCAATGCGCACGGTTGCCAAGGCCGACAAGATGCCTAGCATGGCAACAATCTTCAGTTGGTTGCGTACCAAGCCTGATTTTCTGGAGCGATACACACGAGCAAAAGAGGAATCAGCCGATGCGTTGATCGAGGAGATGATGGACATCGCTGATGATGGCTCGAACGACTGGATGGTTGCTCACCGCAAAGATGACTCGGAAGCCTGGCAACTCAATGGGGAACATGTCCAACGCTCCCGGCTGCGTGTCGATACGCGTAAGTGGGTAGCGTCCAAGCTCAAGCCCAAGAAGTACGGCGACAGGATTGAGACCACGCTGAGTGGTGAGGTGAAGCTCAAGCACGACGTCAGCAACCTGACTGACGAGGAGCTAGATGCTGTCATCACCAAGCACGCGTGAGCAAAAAGAGCTCGTAGTCGCGGCCATCCAGGAACGTAACCGGCGCCGGGCTAAGAAGGACTGCGTCTTCTTCATCCACGAGTACCTCTTCACCTTCGACCCCCGGCCTGACGTCTTCCCGCACGATCTGCCGTTCGACCTCTACAAGTTCCAAGAGGAGACGGTCCTAGAGCTGGTCGACGCCATCTACACCGGCTTCGATGAGTTCATTGAGAAGTCCCGTGACATGGGTGTCTCCTGGCTGACGCTGGGCGTGCTGTTCTGGTTCTGGCTGTTCGAGCCGGGCTTCCAGGCACTCGTGGGCTCTCGCAAAGAGGATTACGTCGACAACGGAGCCATCGACTCACTGTTCGGCAAGCTGGACTACTTCATCGACCACATCACCGATCCGCTCGTGTTGCCGGACGGCTTCAACACCAAGAAGCACCGCACCTTCATGAAGCTGGTCAATCCCACCAACGGCAACACCATCCAGGGTGAGTCGGCCAACAAGAACTTCTCCCGCTCCGGTCGTTACACCGTGGTGCTGTTCGATGAGTTCGGCTTCTGGCCTGATGCCAGGCGCTCATGGATGGCAGCGGGTGATGCGACCAAGTGCCGGCTGGCAGTCACCACACCACCGGACGAGCCATCATTCGCCAAGGCCGTGCGCTTCGGTCACAAGACCAAGGTGCTCACCCTGCACTGGCGCAAGCATCCCAAGAAGGACGATGCCTGGTACGCCTACGAACGAGCGCGCCGTACCGAAGAGGAAGCGCTGCACGAGCTGGACATCTCGTGGGAGTACTCAAGTACGGGCAGGCCTTATCCCGAGGTCGACAAGGTTGCCTTCGGTCGGTTCGCGTACAACCCCGCTATGCCGTTGTACGGCTCACTCGACCTTGGACTCGACGCGATTGCCCTCGGTCTCTATCAGCCGGTCCAGAACAGCGATTGGCTCACCCTGGTCGATGCCTACGAGGTCAGCGACCAGATCATCGACTGGTTCATCCCACTACTGGGTGGTGGTGAGATTGATCCTCGCTTCATCTACCACGACGAGGACCTTGCTTTCATCGAGCAGGTCAAGTACTGGAAGCCGCCCATCATGTACGGCGACCCGTCCGGCCATCAGCGCCACGTTGAGAGCGGCATCTCGCCTTACAAGATATTGGCTGCCGCTGGCATCTACGTGCAGGTCAACACGTTGGAGAACGAGTGGGCACCACGGCGTGATACAACCAAGAAGCTGTTGGGACGACTACGTGTCAACGACAACGAGCGCACCCGCTGGTGGCTTGAGTGCATGAAGTCTGCCCGCTACCCCAAGCGTGATCCTGAGACCTCACAGTCCACCTCAGCCATCGTCAAGCCGGTGCATGACTGGACTAGTCATCACCGAACACAGACTGAGTTCTTTGCCGTCAATTACAACCCAAAGCGCAAGGATTCCCACGTTCACGTGCCGGCCAAGGTTAAGAAAGCAATTAATCGTCATGGACAACGATAGCGCTATAGCTCTAAAGTGTAGGTAATGGCAACCTCCACTCCAACTAAAGCGGCTGATTCAACCACAAAGGGCGACGTTAAGTCACCTTCAACTACTGCGGTTGACTCTACCGAGAAAGATGACGTTAAGCCGCCCACGCTTACGGCCGCCGATATAGTTGCTGAGTTCCAAAGCCATTGGAAGTATGCCAAGGGCACGTATCACCAACGTTGGAAAGACGCCTGGAGTCAGACCAACAACGAGCGCATCGATTACGGCTATGAGGGCACGGCTGATACTTTCATCCCGCTGACGTTCTCGATTATCGAGTCTACCAAGGCCAACGTCATCGGTGGTCGGCCAAAGATCACCTTCCTGCCGACGACTGATGAGCAACAAGCAGACACGTCGATTCTCGACTCTGCGGTCGACTACATATGGGACAAGGGCTACTACCAAGCCCGCGTCGTTGATTGGGTAGACGGTGCGCTGACCTATGGTTCGTCAATGCTCATGGAGACTTGGGATTCGAAACTCGACATCCCCGTTGCCCGCTACATCCCCATCAAGGACTTCTGGATTGACCCGAGCGCTTCCACCATCGAGCTAGCCGAGCAGGATGGCTTGCCCTGCGGTTACCGCTACCTGACGACGACTGACGCTCTCAAAGCCCGAGAGGTCGTCAACCCTGAGTTCGATGACGCCAAACCCGAAGGTCCTGACAACCTACGTCTGACCAACCTCTACGACCACAAGGCCATTGACAAGGCCGGTGAGTTCAAGGGTCAGCAGACCGATGCCACCGACAAGAACATGTGGCAAGGCTCGACCTTGGGTGATGACGCCAAGACCAAGCAGTGCGAGGTCATCGTCCGCTACTGCGGTAACCGCAAGATCGAAGTTATCAACCGCCAACAAATCATCCTCGACACTGAGTCTGAGATCGAAGACATGTATCCCTTCGCGCCGCTATACGACTTCAAGGACCCCAGCCTGTTCTACGGCCGCGGTCACGTCGACATCCTCAAGAAGCGCCAGGAAGAGCTCAACGACGTCGACAACCAAGACACCGACAACATGAGCTTCCAGCTCGACAGCATCAAGTGGGTTGATCCTCAATATGCTCATCTCATCCCAGAGATCGTGTCTGGTGCCGGTGTGGTCATCCCGATTCCCATCAACATGATGGGTGAGATGCAACGACCGGCCTACAACCCCAAGGCGCAAGAGAAGCGCACTGAGATCAAGGAAGACATGCGCGAGGCTGTAGGAGCCGGTGAGACGCTCGATGCTGGTGGTGTAGTCCAGCCTGGCAAGACTGCGACTGAGATCAACGCCGAGCAGATGAACGCCGGCAAGCGCTTCGACGTGATGATTCAGCAGATGGAAACAGGTGGCTTCCAGCGCTTGGCTCGCCTGATGTTCAAGTTCCTCCAGAAGTACGCTGACAAAGAGTTGCTAGTCCGCACGGTTGGTAGCCAGGGCGTGCAGTTTATGAAGTTCCTCAAGGAGGATTACCCCGGCGACTGGGATCCGAAAGTCCAGCTCGATGCCTCTGCAAAGACCGAACAAGCACGTAATTCGGCCAAGCAAGGTGCGATGTTCACCCAGTACGCCGCTCTGCCGTTCATCAACCTGATGGAACTGACCAAGCTCGACATGCGCAAGCAGTACGGGCTCGATGACACCGAGATCGAGCAACTGTTGTCTACCCCGGCGCAGTTGGGTGCTCCACAGCCTGGCGATGGTTCAGCCCCAGCACCTGGTGCGGCTCCTGTACCTGGCGCTATGCCAATGCCTATGGGTGCCGCTGGTCCTGCTCCGATGCCTATGGGCGGTCCTGCTGGTCCCGGCTCGCCTGTGCCGCCTATTGGCTTGCCGAGTGGTGCGCCGATGCCTGGTGGTCCTATGCCTGGTGGCCCTCAGCCTGATCTCAACGCTGGCGGTTTGACTGGCGACGTGAAGGAATCGGCTGATTTGACCAAGCTGTACGTCGCGGCGGCTGCTGCTGGTGACCATCAACTTCTGGATCAGATCGTGATACGGCTTGGTTTCGAGCCCTCGACCGTGATGCCAGTCGCTATTGCCGCTAAGCAGCACGCGATGGCTACCAAGCAGATCGACACCGCTGTTGGTATCCAGAAGCACCAACACGCCATCGAGACTGCCCAAGCGACTCAGATGGCTGCACAGATGGCGCCTGCACCTCCTGCCGCTCCCCCGGCTGCAATGGCACCCGCTGGACCCGCTGAGGTCCCGGCTCAATGAGCACACAAGACAGTCAAGCAACCAAAGCCCTTCAAGAACTGACCAAACTCAAGGCCGATGTAACCAAGTTCTATGCCACACCAGCCGGTAAGTCACAGCTGCAATGGCTCGACACCTTTGAGGCTAATCTCTTGCAGCAGGCCATCACTGCTACCGATGCCACTGAGCGACTGTCATGTCTCGACCAGGCCAAAGGCGTGCGGACGTTTCGTACTGCCTATTTGGATACGCTCATCAAGCGTGATTGACAGAAGCTTTAGTACTATCCATTATTGAATTAGGCGAAATTATTGACAACCCAAGAAAGGAGTTCTATGGAAGACCAAACGGTAACCGGATTCGATGACGTAACGACAGGCGCGGAAGCACAACCTGAAACGACGACAACCGACACGGCCGCAGAAGTTCATACAGAGACTCAACCCGACCAAGCAACCGACACCACGACAACCACCGAGGATTTCAGCGATGAAGACCTAGCGTGGGCACAGAAGAAGGGCGTCAACCTTGAGGATAAGAAGGCGGTAGCCAAGATGCTACGCAACGCCGACCAAAAGGTGAGTGAAGTATCGGCCAAAGCGAAGACGACGCTACAGGACACGGTGGAGAAGACCAGTGCGGTCGAACCCAACGCGGACGTAGTGACTCAGCTTCGCTCCGACCAGCGCATCTTGGAGACAAGACTCGCGGCCATGCAGTACTACAACGACAACCCCGATGACCGGCAGCTCGACGCAGAAGCCTCAGCAATCTTGCAGGAGACCCTCGTCCAAGACCCTGACCTCGCAAGAGGACTCGGCCGTAACCTGCCTGCCCTGTTCGCCCTCGCTAAGCAACGACACTCCGAATCCGAGGTGGCCCAGGCTAAGGAAGCTGGACGGAAGGAAGAACGCACTGCACTCGCCGGTAAGCAGCGCGCCTCCGCCACCTCTCAAGCTGCGACCACCTCCAGCACCATTGCTGATGATGACCCGTTCTTGAAAGGTTTTATGAACAAATAACCTTAGGAACCAGACTTAAATGTCACAAAACTTAGCTGTAAAATACTCACCGAAAGTCGATGAAGTATTCCATTTAGCCTCTTTGACCGACGAAGCCATGAACCAGGACTACGACTGGGATGGCGTAAACAGTATTAACGTCTACGGCGTTGGTACTGCTCCGATGAACACCTACGCTCGTTCCGGCTCCAACCGGTACGGCACGCCGCAGGAACTCGATGACACGAAGACGAACTACGCGCTAACCCGCGACCGCGCCTTCACCTTCACCGTTGACCGCCGTAACCGCGATGAGAGCCAACAGGCAACCGAAGCTGGTAAGGCTCTCCGCCGCCAGATCGACGTCGTTGTCACTCCCGAGATCGACATCTACCGTGTGGCTGCACTCAACAGTGCTGTAACCGCCAACACGGCCTTCGTCGACACTGGTGCCACGAGCGCCGCCAACGCGTACAGCCAGTTCCTCGATGTGAACGGCCGTATCTCCAACCTCCTCGTTCCGCTGACTGAGCGCATCGCCTTCATGACCCCGGCTTACTACAACTTCCTCAAGCTCTCGGGCTTCGTGGTTGCTAGTGAGATCGCTGCCGGTGGCCGCCAGACCGGTGACTTGGGCAAGGTGGACAACGTGACGGTCAAGGTCATCCCTTCGACCTACATGCCTGGTAACACCGACCTGCTCATCACTCACCCGGTTGCTATGACTTCTCCAATGGTCCTCACCGACTACATGGTTCACGAGAACGCTCCTGGCATCAACGGTTGGTTGGTTGAAGGTCGCGTGGTTTACGACGCATTCGTCTTGGCCAACAAGGTCAACGCGGTTGCTGCCCACAAGACTTCTTAAGCAAGGACCAAGTAACGCATGAGTTTAACTATCCAAGATATCGAACGAATCAAGCTGGACGCTCACAAAACCGTCCAGCGCCAGTTCCGCGATGCCATCGAAGACTACGGCTGGGAGCCAACTGCCACGCCCGAAATCGGCACTGCCGAACTGGTCGATGAGTCAGCTGATGAGGCTGAGAGCGCTGATCCCGGTATCGCAGAACTCCGCTCGCAAGCCAAGGACCTCGGCATCAGTGCCGGTGGCTCCAAGGACGAATTAACCCAGCGCATCGCTGATGCGCAGAAAGGCACTGAATAATGCCAATCTCGAACTTTTACGGAGACCGTCCCTCGGTCAACGTAACGACTAGCAAAACCCTAGCCGCCACCGATGCTGGAACCATCCAGAACGTAACGGCTGACGCTCAGGTAATCACCCTACCGGCTGCCGCAGCTGGATTGGTTGGACTGTCCTTCACCATCGCGGTGGGCGGCAATAACGGCGACAACACTGTCACCGTTACTCCTAACGCTGCCGACGGTGTCAACGGCCTGGGCTTCACCTCGACCGTCGCCAAGGGGCCGCAAAGCCTCAAGGCCACCGGTAAGGCTGGTGACCGCATCACGCTGACCTGCTCGGGTGTAACCGGCGTCAATGCCTGGTACATCGCAGACAACAGTGGTCTATGGACAAGGCTGCCATAACATGGGGAACATCAATCTTCATGGCAAGAGCGCCCCGGTTAAAGTCAAAGCGCCAACAGGCAGCCTCGGCAACATCGCGTCGCACGGCAAAGTTGCTGCGATTAAGACCCGCATAACCGCCAAGTTCGTTCCGATTAAGACCGGAAACACCAAGCCGGCCACGCCCCCGATGGGTGGCAAGAAAGCCTGCTAGGCCAGGTTACAACCAGAATTAGAGCCCTTCGGGGCTCTTTTTCGTTTGTGCTATTGCATATCGCCTTCGCTTAACCGAATATAGAGGTAAGTAACAGGTGAATTCGCGTGGCCGACAACACAGCTCTAAACATTATGGCCGGTGGTGATAGCATCTCCACTGATGATCTTGGGACTACCAAGGTCCAGCGCGTTAAAGTGCAGTACGGTGTTGAGGGCGTAGCGACTGACGTTAATGCCTCAACTCCACTACCGGTTACTACTGCGTCGCTACCGCTCCCTACTGGCGCTGCAACCTCGGGTTCTCAACTCCCTAATAACCACAATGTCGTCGTAACCTCTGCCCCAACTACGGCTGTAACCGCGGCTGCGCTGCCATTGCCTACTGGTGCTGCCACTTCTGCAGCCCAAACAACCGGCAATACTTCAATCGCCTCAGTTGACACCAAGACCCCGGCCCTCGGTCAAGCCCTTGCCGCCGCATCAGTTCCCGTTATTCTTCCCTCAGCTACAGTTACAACGCTGACGCCCCCCGCTGCTATTACAGGCTTTGCTACTGCCGCTAAGCAACCTGCGCTTGGGACAGCTGGTACGGCTTCAGTCGATGTTATTACTATTCAGGGTAAAGCGGCTATGACGCCGGTTCTGGTTGACCCTTCCGGTGTTACTTCGCCTGTATCCCTCGCCTCCGTACCGAGCCATGCTGTCACGAATGCGGGCACCTTCGCTGCTCAAGCCACCGCCGTTGCAGCTACCACTGGTGGCTATACTCCCGGCAAACTCATCTCAGCCGCCAGCACCAATGCTACGAGCGTCAAAGCTTCGGCGGGAACACTCGGCTTCCTGGCCGTTGGGAACATCAACGCCTCACCCCGCTATGTGAAGTTCTACAATAAGGCCAGTGCGCCGACAGTCGGAACTGACACGCCAGTAGCCGTCTTCACCATTCCCGGCAACACGGCTGGGGCAGGGTCAAACATTCCACTCCCGCCGCAAGGCTTGGCGTTCTCCACCGGCATTGCCTTTGCCATCACGGGCGGTATCACCGATGCCGACACCACGAATATTCTGGTTTCAGAAGTAACAATTTCATATGGGACAATCTAATGAGAAAGCTATGGTGGTTCTTAACTGACCGCTGTACTAAGTGCGGGGGCATGGTCGAGGTCTATAGCGCCAAGAATGCCCGGTGTATTTGTTGTGGAGCAAGAAACTAGATGGCAGTACGGACTAACTTAGTTCCGAACCCAAGCCTGGAAGTGAATATTACAGATGGCTGGGGTCCAGACGCCGATTTTACACGTGACACTTCATCTGGGGCTTATGTTGGGTCGGCCTGCGTTAATCAAGTATCGACAACGGGGTATGCGAACTTCACGACTATAAATGACGGTACTGGAGTGGTTGTAAGCCCGAATACTACCTATACCATCAGTTTTTATTACAAGATGACAGTAACAAGTGGCCAAGCTCCGAACGTTCAAATCAATGTCGGCTCAGCATATGGAACTGCTCTCTATAATGGCAACCTATCAGCCCAAGCAAGCTATACGAGGTTTTCTGCTACTGTTACTACCGGGGCATCTGATACGCATTTGTATCTAAGGATCTATAACAACAATGGTAGTGTAACTGGTCTTTACGATGCATTCATGGTTGAGGCTGCGGGTAGTGCTGGAACGTACTTCGATGGTTCAACTATGCAGTCCGGCTATACCTACGCCTGGACTGGAACAGTGAACAATTCGACCTCGACTGAAATACCTGCTTCCCGCACCAACCAATACCTCAGCATGATGGGTGTGGGCTAATGTCGCTACTATTACTCTTTCCTGGTGGCGTTTACGTGCCACCGCCGTCATTTACAGCCAGCCCCTCCATGGCTTCAGGGGCTTACACGCTGTCCGGCAGTACGTCCCCAAGCGCCTACACGCCGTCGACAATAAATACCCCTGGGTCTTATACCCCTAGTAGTTAAACCATTAGGGCTTTATAGTAGAATCAATGGCAAGCACTATCCAACTCTCTCAATTCAAGACCTGGGTTCGTACTAAGCTTGGCGACTCATCCTTTGATGACGCTAGCCTGACTCAATTCGCCAATGAGACGAACAGGGAAATCTGCAACCAGCCGGTGCCCTGGCCGTTCATGGAGAAGAGCTTCATAGGCACTATCACGACGGGAATCAACACTTATGCCTTCCCGACGGACATGCAAGCCCCCATCAACGCGGAAATCACCGTGCCTATTGCTCAGGCGCGGTTCCTGGACTTCATGCCGTACAAGGAATTCGACCAGCGCTATCCTGACCCGGCGGCCTTGACAGTTTCAACACCGGATATTTGGACGCGCTTCGGTGGCACGTGGATTATCGGACCGGCTGCACCTGACCAGACCTATACCATTCAGATGCGCTACATCAAGGTGCCCACCACGACGACCTCAGACGCTTCAACCCTCGACATACCTGACGAGTTCTCCGAACTGCTCACCCTCGGCATGTACGCCCGAGCGCTCGAGGCCAGCGATGAGATCGACTACGCCAAGGACCAGTACCAGAAGTTCGCAGCGCAGTTGTCACTGATGAAGCAGCGCTTGGCAATTCAGCAGTCTGGCACGGTTCAGGTGATGCAGACGCGTAGAACGCTTCGACGAGGCCGGTAATGGCCTTACGACGTTATCTCCCCATCCGGCTGATACCGATACTGCCCATCCAGGTCTACGACTTCCAAGGTGGCGTCGATACATACACTGCCAACGAGAACCTCAAGACCAGCGCCTCGCCCTACGCCCGCAACGTGCGCTACAAGAGCCGCGAGACTATCCAGACGCGTAAAGGGCCAGGTTTCTACTCCGTGGCCGTAGGACAGACCCAGAACGCGTCACAGACCGGTGCCACCATCGCCAACCAGACTGTCTCGCTGACGACCAAGCAGGCGGCCAAGTTCACGGCGACCGCTACCGGCTCACTGACACGCGTGGATCTGAACCTAGAGAGCACTACGCCAGCTGGTACTGGGCCAGTCATAGTCGAGATTTACAGTGACAACGCCGGTTCGCCTGGCACGTTGCTTGCTTCGAGCTCCATCACGGGTGGCCTCATCACTGGGGCATACCAGTATCTACCGGCTCTCTTCCTCAACCCACCGACCATCACCAATACCTCGGTCTACTGGATCGTCGCCTACATCCAGTCGGACGGTACGAACTCATACCTCTGGGGCAGCGTGGCCGGCTCCAGTTCCAAGGCCAACATCAACCTGGCCGGCTGGACCGCTCAGAGCTACGACCTCAACTTCATTACCTACTTGTCGCCCACCGCGGCGGTCATCGGTGGCATCCGCTTCTATCAGTCGAGCGGCACCAAGGCGACCATCTTCGCTACCAGCGCCGGGGTCTACACAGTCAATGACATCACGGGTGCGGTCACGCTCTTATGGGCTGGTAACACGAGTGCCACCAACTACGTCTTCGAACAGTTCAACGACAATCTCTACTGGGTCAACGGCTTCGACGCACCGCAGCAGTACAACGGCACGGTGGTTACGGCTGTGCCTGGCAGTCCTGGCATTGCGTCCTACGTGAAGTTGCACAAGAACACGCTGTTCTTCGTCATGGCCTCTGATCCGACGCGGGTGATTTTCTCGCAACCAGCTGACCCGACGACCTACACCTCGGTGAGCTTCCTGTACGTGCCAAGTCCAAAGAACCCTGACCCGATCAAGACGCTGACCAGCCTCCAGGACAACCTCATCATCCGGACTCGCCAGACCAAGTGGGTGCTCTACGGCGCGGACCTGTCGAGCTTCACGCTGCGCCGCTCAACCGGCCTGCAAGGCGTGACCAACGCCAACGGCGTGGCGGCACACGACAATGTCGAGTACTCCGTAACGGACAACGGCATCTACCACTTCAACGGGTCCACCGACACGCTCGTCTCCCAGTCGATCCAACCTGACTTTGACGCCATCATCGACAAGACGAAGTGCACGCTTACGCTGTCCGGCAACTACCTGCGGGTCTTCTACCCCACGGCCGGGTCGGCCTACAACAACATGGCGTTCGTCATCGACCTGCTCTACGGCACGGTCTTCATCGACGACAGCCAGTACTTCGGTCGAGCCTTCGTGATGAAGGGCCAGGGTGACCCGGAGACGCTGGTCCTCGCCTCAGGCATCGTGGGCGCCGTCTACTACGCCGACATGGGCTACAGCGATCTAGGTGCAGCGATTGCCTTCGACTACCGCACGAAGTACGAGAGTTATGGCGAGATCGTGGCGAAGAAGAAGGTTCGGCGCCTCTACCCAGAGTTCACCGGTCAGGGCGGGAACTACTCGTGCAGCGTCTCCGTCGACTTCAACATGTCCAACGCCCCACAACTCCTGTCCAACGTCTCCCAGCTCCGCTCAGGGCCGCTGTGGGGCACGTTCGTTTGGGGTGCAGCGACATGGGGAGCGTTTGGCAACATCCGCCCTCGCTTGAGTGTGCCGAGTGAGTTCTATACCCGGCAGTACCGCTTCCAGCACACGGGCGTCAATCATCCGGTGGAACTAGTCGGTTTTTCAGACTACTACTTGAAGAAACGTCCACGATAGACCAGTATTAAACACAAGGATTTACCAGCATGTCATTATTCAGCTACTCGCCACAAACAAACGGGACCATCGCAGACGTATCTAACCTCAATGTGCCGTTCGCTCAGGTAGCGGCTATTCTCAACGGTGGGATTGACTCGACTAACGTCACACCTGCCAGCCTTGGGCCGGCTGTGTTCAGCTCGGCCGCTAACCCCGAGACCCGCCAACGCCGCAACTTCGTCAACTACGTCGTCTCCGGCGGTACTATTCCCACCTCCGGCACCCTCAGCTCCACCATCACGGCCATGGTCGCCTACAACAACGGCAAGGAGCAGACGCCGGGGGCGTTCCCCAAGACCTTCACAGCCTCCAAAGACACCTATGTGGACGAGAAGGATGACGGGACCTACGTCTTTGTTGAGGTAGCCAACGGCGCGCTAACCGGCATGACGCTGACGACTAACTCGGATAGTTCACCTTCTTTGCGCATCGCCAAGGTGGTGACGAGCGGTACGGCAGTTACGAGCGTCGTCCAGGGCCAAGGGGCCGACCCGATCGGTAACCTGCTCTACCCCATGGGGGCGACGTCAGCTAAAGGTTTGCAAAATCCAAGCAAGTTTCTCGTCTACCGCACCGGCAGCCTGAACTCAAACGGCCTGATTCCGTTCGATACTAAACTCTACGATTCAGGTAACGAGGTCGACCTCATAACCAACTTGGGACGATTCACAGCTAAAATAGCTGGTTTCTACCACTTTGATGCCGCTTGGAAGGCGATAACCAACTCCACTAATCAAGTGCAAGCCATCTCGTTGTATAAGAATGGAGCCGTGTATGTCACCGGCCCATCGCAAGTCGTCCCGACGAATGGAAGCGGTGTTGGCCCCGGCATGGGCACGAGCATTCAACTCGCTGCCGGTGACTATGTAGAAATATATTCAGGACCAGGCAGCGCAGTACAGCTGATGTCCACCGGGGCGTGGCCGGCTTACTGTTGGTTCTCCGGCTATCTAATTAGCGCGAGCTAATGGCCACCACCCCGAACCGCCTCCAAGTCGGCACGACCTTCGACCAGGCCATCCCGCTGAATTGCATTAACAGGACTTACTAAAGTGGCCGAGATTCCTTACAGGCTACAGACCGGTAGCTCTTTCGAGCAGATCATTCCCCTCATCAACGATGCATTCAACTCCATCGATGCTGAGAACAGGACGAAAATAATCAAAAACGGCGTAACGCCCACCATACTCTTTGGGTATCAGAAGGCTGGATTTGGTACGTTTGATTATGGACTGAAGATCGCTAAGCCGACATTTGACGTGACGACAGCGACGAACGACCAGCTTATATTCAATAGTGGGCTTGACCATCTCAAGGTCGTAAGTACTGGTACGTTGGTTGTCACTATTCCGCCTGGCGCAGCCAATGGTTCAACCTATACGGCAACATATCCGCACGGCCTGGGGTATATTCCTGCGTTTGTTGCTTACGCCTTTTTCAATTCGGCATATTACAATCTGCCTCTTAACTCATACAGCTGGAATGGTACGTCTTTTGTGACAGGGGCGTTTGCTAGCGCGACAGTAGACGCAACCAATTTGGTAGTGACAGTCGGAGTCAATGGATTTATGGCCGGAACTACTATGCCGATCAAATACTACATCTTGCAAGAGACAGCCAACTAGTAAATATTGCTTGCGTTTATAAATTGACCTATAGTTTTTAGTAATGAACACCGTTGCCAAAGACATCTTGGATTCTGGCGCACAGCTCACTCGGGCGGATATCGCCAAGGTGCTTGAAAGTATCGGCAAGCCTGGCCTGAACCTGGTCGAGAAAGAAGCGGCTATCCGAGAGTTGTGCTTGGCCAAGAGCGCGGGCATCAATGCTGAGGGTCACCACGTCGCTGACACGCTCGAAGATTGGCCGGCTTTCTGATGCAAACTCGTGAATACATCCTTAAGCGAGTCGACCTAAGTTCCAGTAGGGGTTGTTGGCTGTGGGAGCAAAGTACCGCTAAGCAGGGATATGGACAGGCATGGGATGGCAAGACCGTAGTCCTGGCCCACCGGCTATCCTTTGAAGCCTTCAAGGGTCAGATTCCTGATGATTTACATATTGACCACCTGTGCAAAACCAGGCGATGCGTTAATCCTCAACATCTTGAGAGCGTAACCCAGTGCGAGAACAATATGAGGAGCGATGCAATCTGGAAGAAGCAGAGGGCATCATCCACATGCCCTAAAGGGCATCTATACGACTCTGGGAACACGGGACATTATCGCAACTACCGGGTTTGCCGTGCCTGTCATCGCCTAGCTGATGCCAAGTGGCGCTTAACCAGGAAAGGGATATAGCCATCGCTCAAGCATTAGCAGATATCCTCGCTACCCTCGACCCGGTCTACAACCCGCAGTCGGCCGTGTTACAGGGCCAATTGGACGCCCTTCCAGGCCAACAGGCCGCCGATAAGGCTGGTCTGGACGCGACTAAGAATAATGCTTTCAGCAGCATCGCCAGTGATGCCAATGCCAAGGGCATGGCGTACTCAGGCTTGCCCATCGACGAGCAGGCCAAATACACGGGTGGCACTTACCTCCCTGCCGTTGCCAACCTCAGCAACACCTACGCGTCCAAAAGTGCTGGGTTGCAGACGTCGTTGGCCCAGGTCAAGACCGATGAGATGAAGCAGGCCTACACGACTCAGCAGCAACAACAAGCTGCCGACGATGCCAGAGCCATCGCGGATCGCGCGGCTGCCGCTGCTAAAGCCGCCGCTAACCCTGGCTTGAGCTGGGGTGGCGGAGGTAACGCCGCACCAGCTGCCGTCAATCCGATTGATGCAGCGACCGGCTACGCCAAAGTCGCCAAGGCGCAACTGCTCTCAGCCGGTGGCATCCAGCCGTTCGCTCGTGAGCGTGTACGTGCCGACCTCATTTCCCAGTTCGGTCTAAGCGATGCAGCGGCCAACCAGATCATCTACAACAACGTCTTCCCGGATAACTGGGCAGGTGGTGGCGCCCCGATCGCTCCACCCCAGTCGCTCCAGAAGAACGTCGGCCTGCCGAACAACCTTAAGTTCGGAGGCTTGTAGTGGATCCACAGATCGCGGCATATAACGCGTGGCAAGGCCAGCAAGGTGGTGGTGGCGGCGCACAAGGCGGTAGCGGAAACCTGGCCAACCTCTCTTATCTAGCGCGTGGCAATGCACCCGCTGGTGCTGCCCCGGCTAAGGGCAACTCTTTGCTCAGTCTCTTACCGAGCGTCTTGGCCGCTGGCGCAAGCTTCATTCCCGGCGTCGGCACACTAGCCGCAGCCGGACTTGGTGGTGCTGGCGAGGTTGGTCGTGAACTGCTATCTGGTGAAAACCTCAACCTGGGCAGCATCGGTACTCAAGCCGCGCTCTCAGCCGTTCCTGGAGGACTGGGACTGCTCGGCAAGGGTGCGATGGCACTCAAGGCGGGTAAGGCCGTTGCGGACGGTTTGGACGTTGCTGGTGCTGCTGGTCAGATTGCAAACACGGCCGGTAAGGCAGCGCCCGTTGCGGGTGACCTGGCATCGACGTTGGCAACGCTACCGGGCAAGATGTCGTTGGCCGGCAAGGTCGACAACACCGCCAACAAAGCTTTGGCCTCGCAGTACGGCGTTATCTCTCAACCAGTCGCTCGTGCCACTGACCTAACTGGAACGGTTGGCAAGTTGGCGAACATCGGCATCACCGCGCCGACTGACGCTGAGCGCATCGCCGGTGCCTTCACCGGTGCTGATGGCTTGGTAAGTAAGGCTGTGCGGTCAGCCGCAGGCTCAGCGGGCCAGGTTGATACGAACGGTCTACGTGACTTCGCGCAGAGTCAACTCATCGATAATCAGATTCTTCCTGGTCCGGCAAAGACCTTCAACCAGTACCTCAACGCTTCTCTTTCCAAGATGGCCGGTGGTGCTAAGGGATCATTGGCAGTGGGGGCAAACCCCAGCGAGGTGCTCGATGTCATCCGGAACATGGAGAGCAAGGCAGCTGATCTCTTGGGTAAGGGTGGCACGTACCACCTGCCAACCACAGCGGATACGTCCTTAGCGGCAGTACATAGCCAAGTCGCCAACACCCTCAAAGACAGCCTCTACGCCGGTGCTGATGTCTCTAAGGTCCTCACGCCTCAACTGGGCAGCGATCTGACAGCCCTGCAACCTGGCAACGCCAAGTGGGCCGACTTCGTCAATAACACCGTGATGAAGTCTCCGGACATCGGGGCGCTGCGCAGCACCATGGCGCCGTTCGTCAATATCAGCAAAGTCATCTCCAACGCTGACACCAACGCCGGGACGTTCGGCGGCAAGATAGCTACTTCCATAACCGGTGGTAAGGGCGGCCTGCTTGGTCATGCCATCAATGCGACCCTTGGCAGCGATATTGCTAAACGTGGCGCTGCCAGCGTGCTCAAGACGGCTGCGGGCACGGGCAACGGCATTATCGACAAAGCAATAGCATCTCCCGTGGGTCAGTACCAATGCCGGTTAGTTAAGCGGGTAGTCGGCGGTCCAGCAGGATGGTTCGGGGGTTGTATCGCTGTTGATGGTGTTCGGGCTTCTTGGTTGG